GTGACGCAATCGTTTAATACGACGAGCAGCATGGGGCGGCTGACGCTGAACGTGCTCCTGTCGTTTGCCCAGTTCGAGCGCGAAGTGATCGGCGAGCGCGTCCGCGACAAGATCGCCGCCTCCAAGCGCAAGGGGATCTGGGTCGGCGGGTCGGTCCCGCTGGGCTATGCGAGCATGAATAAGAAGCTGGTGGTCGTGCTTGAGCAAGCCGAGACGGTCCGGCTCATTTTTAGGCGGTACCTGGAATTGGGTTCGGTCCGAGCCCTGATCGAGGACCTCGACCGCAGAGGCATCCGTACCAGACGACAAACACTGAGCACCGGCCAAACCCGTGGCGGCATTCGGTTCGGCGTCGGTTCGCTGGCGTATCTGCTACAAAACCGTTTCTACATCGGTGAGGTCGTCTACCGTAACGCCGTCTACGCTGGCGAGCAGGACCCCATTGTGGATCGCGCCCTGTTCGATGCGGTGCAGGCAAAACTCGCCGCCAGCGCCGCTAGGCGACGGCTGCGGACCAGAAGCTCACCTGCGATCCTTGCCGGCCGAATCTTCGATGACCGCGGCAACCGCATGACCCCGAGCCATACGAGGAAGCGGGGCGTGCGGTACCGATACTATATCTCCCACGCGCTGTTGCAGAACCGCGCCGGCGAGACAGGCAGCGTGCCACGCGTGCCGGCGCATGAGATCGAAATCGCGGTGCTGGGCGCAGTTCGGGCTCGCTTGCGCCAGGACGGGAGCGTGGAGGCGGAGGCGCAGGAAACCGACCGAGACCTGATCGAGCAGCAGGTCCGGCGAGTCATTGTCAGGCCTCAGCAAATCGAAATCGAGCTGGTCAGCCACCCTGTCGCCGACCCGAGCGGTGAAGGATCGGCCCCCGGTGCTCCGCTCACAGAGGATGATCCGACGCCTGTGCTGACCGTGCCTTGGACGGCGGCGGCTGGAACCACAGTCAAAGGCGTGGTGCATTCACCTTGCGCGAGAGAGATCATCGTCCCGCCAAACAGCGACGAGTTACTATCGGCGATCGCGAAAGCGCGGGCTTGGGTAGAGGACCTTGTGCATGGTAGAGTCGGCTCCTTCGCCGAAATCGCCGAACGGGAAGCCAAGGCCGAGCGCTACATTCGGTTTCTGGCCCCGCTGGCGTTCGTCTCACCACGGATCGTGCGTTCAATCGCCGAAGGCTCGTTCAGGGCCAATCTCAAAGTGACCAAGCTGATCAAGATGATCGATTGCTCGTGGACGGAGCAGGAGCGCTGCCTTCTCGACCGCACATAAAGTCTCATTTGACTTCAAGCTGATCAGTCAAATCTCCGCGGCGCGCATCGCAACTCCAAGCTGCATGCAGGACCGGGAGCACCTGGGAGAGACTGGCAACCGCCGCGGAAACGAGCATTGGTTGGAAGCCTAACAGTAGTGGAGTTGAACCATGGCCCCACGTGCCTATTGGAGAGGTTACCTCAAGCTGTCGCTCGTCTCGTGTCCGATCGCGCTGTTCCCAGCCACCTCGGAACGCGAGAAGATAAGCTTCCATCAGCTCAACAAGGAGACCGGCCACCGCATTAAACAGCGGAAGGTCGATGCCGTGACCGGCCAGGAGGTGGACTCGTACAACATCACCAAGGGGTACGAGATTGGCAAAGGCGCTTACATCGAGGTCGATCCCGATGAGTTCAAGGCGATCGCGGTCGAGAGCAAGCGCACCATCGAGATCGACCAGTTCGTGCTGAAGAACGAGATCGATGAACTCTATCTCGACACTCCTTATTACATCCTGCCTGACGGAGAGGTCGGACGACAGGCGTTCGCGGTGATCCGTGAGGCCATCCGGCAGGCCGGCAAGGTCGCGATCGGGAGGGTCGTATTCACGTCGCGCGAGCACGTTATCGGTCTCGAACCGCGCGGCAAAGCGCTGCTCGGAATGACGCTGCGCTACCCCTACGAGGTTCGCGGCGAGAGGGAGTACTTCGACGACATTCCTGACGAGCAGGTCCCCGCGGACATGCTCAAACTGGCTCATCGCATCGTGGAGAGCAAGTCCGGTCAGTTCATGCCTGGGAACTTCGAGGACGGCTATGAGATCGCCTTGAGGCAGCTGATTGAGAAGAAGCAAGCCGGCCTACCGATCCGGGTACCGGAATGGCACGAGCCGCCCCGCGTCGTCAATCTCATGGACGCCTTGCGGCGCAGCGTCGAGGCGAGCCGGGCTGGCGAAAAGCCACCGGCATCTTCTGTCAGCGGGCGCCGCGCCAAAGCGGAACGGCCGACCGCAAGATCGCGTCGGGTATTGTTCGACGCCTAACACTACTGCGTCACAAACCAAGTGGACCCCCCGCGGATGCGCGGAAATGAGTGCTACTCGCTTCGAGGATTTGAGCTGCAGCAGGTTGAGCTGCTGCCGAAGGACAAGGATTTCGGCTTGTAACGCCGCCCGCGGCCGGAACCACCTCATCGGGGCGCACCAGATCAATCGGCAAAGATCGCTCATTCAGCGGAGTATCAACCGATTCGCTAGAGCCCAGTCAGCTGCTTTGGGTCTGCGGTAGGACAGGAGCGAGTGACGGTTACCAGCGGCGATACGGGAGCACCAGGTCGTGCAGGAATGAGTTCAGGTTCTGAAGGCTTTCCAGATCGTATCCGCTAGGCTTATAAGCAAGCGCCTGGCTGACACTGTCGACCTGGTCGGAGTATTTCGATTCGGGGAAGCTCAGCAGCTCTTCAAGAAAGAGGCGAAGCCACGGTGCTGTCTTCGGAAACCAGACCCGCCCCTGCTCGAACTTCGCTTGCTGTAGAAACAGCCGGACCTGCTTGTCGTGGTCGGCCTTTATCAGGTGGACGGCCGACAGGTATTTGCGCCTAACCTCTTCAGCGAGCGCGGTGCCAGTCATTGCATCCTCGATCAGGATATGACGAGGCTTGTACCGGTCTGCGAGCGCCAAAGCCATATCGCGCAGGGCCGGGTAGGTCAGTCGTTGCCGGAGGACGTATAGCAGGTAGTAATTGCGATCGTGAACAAGCCAGGTTGTGCAGCAGCTGTATGAATTCAGGAGGCCCTGTTTCGCCGCGGTATCCCAGCTCTGGAGGACGTAGGAGCGGCTGTCGCGCTCCGGCAAAGCGGTATAGTAACGTAGCCATTCCGACGGCAGCAAGGCGCCCGTGAGCGGCACGGGTCGCTGCAGGTACTGGGCAGAGAATGTCGGATGGCCCATCTCCCGCCGCAGCATTTGTAGGGTTTCTAGGCTTTCAAACGCGGGGTTAAGTACCTCGCCGACCTGCCGGTCGTAATATCGCCCGTGCCCGACAGGGATTTGCTGCGGTACCTCGGCTATCGCCGGCAATTCGAGGTGCGTCCAAGTCTCGGACTCACGCAGCAGATAGCCTGACAGATCGTCCTGGTGAACCCGCTGCATGACCACGATCATGACGGCTGTTTCTTTGTTATCGAGCCTCGACACCAAGGTGTTGCTGAACCACTGATTAACCGCTTCACGCTTCACATCGGACAAGGCATCGACCTGCTTGAGCGGGTCGTCGATAATGAAAAGATCACCACCCATGCCGGTCATTGCACCCATGACGGAGGTCCACCGCCGGAACCCACGCTCGGTCGTGTGCACGTCGTCATCAACGATGCGCTTGATCCGCATGCGCGGAAAAATTCGCTGATACCAATCTGACTGGACAATCGCCTTAAACTGCGCGGAATGCTCAGCGGCAAGCTCTGAGCCATAGCTAATGCAAAAAATCCTTTTGCGCGGATCATGGCCCAGCATGAAGGCGCTAAAGGCGACATTGAAGGTTAGGGATTTCAGATTACGCGGCGGCATGTTGACGATCAACCGTCGGACCTTACCCTGTTTCACCAGCTCAAGCTGATGCGTCATGGCATCGATGTGCCAGTTATCAAAGAAAATTGCACCGGGGTTCACGGTCAGAAAGCACCGATACAAAAACAGATCGAACCGGAGCCTAAGCGCAGCATCCAATTCCCGAAGGGCGCGAGCATCCATGATTATTCTTCCTCAATTTCTCGCCTGATTTTTTCGCGTAGAGCGTCGTAAACCTGTTGGTCTTCTTCGGTCGTGATGGCCGTCACGTCGGCGCTGCTGCCGGTTGCGTCGTCATAGCGTTTGAAAGCGAAAGCCATTGCCTTGGCGTCACCAGCGAGACCCTTCTGGATGGCCTTCCACAGCATGGCTTCCTGCGCCGATAGCTTCTTCGGATCAGGAATTTTGCGACCCAACCGGCCTTCCATCAGCCGGATAATGATGGTCTTCCGGTTCTTGCTGCCTTTGACCCGGCCTTTCGGATTCCCGGATTGGCCCTTTCGCCAGGCGTACTTTTTCGGGGGCTTCTTGAATCCGACCTCCGGATTGCCAGCCGGTGGCTGAATTGCCCGAGGGGTTTTGACGAGCGCTCTACCTTTGCTCTCGTCGGATGGACCGCGCTTCTTCGGTTGCCGTTTCATCTTGTCCTTCGGCCCAAGCGGCGCGTAGCGGCGACCTCGTCAAAGGTCTTCCGGGCCCCCTCCAGCATTGCGTCTCGTTTTGTTGCCGACTGCCAGCGCCGGACGGCGGCGTCGACGTAAAGCGGGTCGATCTCAATCCCGTAAGCCCGGCGGCCTATCCGCTGCGCGGCCTGAATGGTCGTCCCGACGCCCATGAAGGGGTCCAGGACAATGTCGCCTCGACGGGAACAGTCCCGCATGGCGTCGGCGACCAGCGCAACTGGCTTCACGGTCGGATGCGCTGCAAGATCTGTCATCCTACCCGATCGGAAACTGTTGGCACCCGGATAGGTCCAAACGTTCGAGCGGTTGCGGCCATGGCGGCCAAGCTCGACATTGTTGAGGTGGGGTCCGGAACCGAACTTGTAGACGAAAATCAGCTCATGTTGGGACCGGTACAGCGACCCCTGGCCGGGATTTGTCTTGGACCAAACCACCAGATTCTTCAGCTCGCTGTAGATGCGATTTCCTGCGTCAAGCACCTCGCGCATGTGCCGCAGTCCATGCAGATGTAATGAAGCGCACCGTCTATGGAGTGCTCCGCGGCAGGGGTCAGAGCGTGGACCAGGAATTCGGTGAAGACCGTCGAAGGCATCTCGCCGGACGCCATTGCGAAATCGCGGTGCTTGGTGCGGCCACGCCCAACGGCTTTCGGGATGGACAGGTTATAAGGCGGGTCCGTGAACACCATCGCAGCGCGTTCGCGCCCGATCAGCCTGCCGTAATCAACGTTCCGCGAATCGCCGCAGAGAAGGCGATTATCGCCAGCCAGCCAGAGATCACCCTTGCGGCTGACTGCCGCGGTCGCAATCGGCGGCACATCATCGCCGGGCTGAGTTTCAGGATCGACCAAGTCGGCGAAAAGGGCGTCGATCTCAGCGGGCTCGAAACCCGTCAGCGCTAGATCTAGCCCGTTATCCCCCAGCAGTGACGACAATTCTTGAAGTTCGACGGAAAGGGCAGATCGGTTATAGCCCGCTAGTTCGGCAATCTTGTTGTCGGCCAGCACGTACGCGCGTTTCTCCGCCTCAGAGAGGCCCCGCAGGACAACTACGGGGACCTCATTGAGGTCCGCCTTCTGGGCCGCGAGCAAGCGGGCATGACCCGCCAAAATCACGTTCTTCTCGTCGATCAGGATAGGGTTGGTGAAGCCAAACTGCTTGATGCTCTTGACAAGCAGGTGGATCTGCTTTGCAGGATGCGTTCGAACGTTCTTCGGATGTCGTTTGGGCTCGCTGATCTTTCGATACTCAATCGGACGTCGTGGCACGGCAGACTCCTCGCAAACGGGGGAGTCGTACTATGGGCAATCATCCGGCGACGTAAAGCAATGAAAAACGAGTTCAATTAAGGCGGAGATGTGGCAGCGCCAAACTAGCTTCGCGGTTTTCGGCCCCGAGTCTTTTGGATCCCTGCAATGTTGAGAGTTCTTTGAACCGCGGCCAGCGGGACTGGCTGAAAGGCGGATTTGCCTTCTCCGCGACGCAGGGATTGGATATGCCTGTTGATGAAACGACCAAGCTCCTTAACGTTTTTGATCTGCAGGGTGTGAAGTTTACTGAAATCGACACCGGCATATCCGACTTCGGGCACGCAATAGAGGCAGGTCCTTTCTTCTTTCAGAAAACAAACCGTCAAAAAAACAATTGCATGCTCAACCTCGGTTAGTTCGAATGGTAACGTCAACGTATCGAATTCCACGGCATAAACGAACGTGCTGTCGCACAAACTGACGTTTCCATCGCCATCCACCTCTGCGCCATTCAGCTTTTCTAGGGTGAGGTAAGTCTGAATTCCTCTCGTCGTCTTCGCCCAACAACCTTTTGAACTCGGAAAAGCGATGATGATCTCGTCTTCTTCCCGATTCCGGAACGATAGGGCAGCGAAAAAGGCAGGCTTGCCAGCTTCTGACGGTGCGCGGATCTGACACCGACTGCCTTCGACAGGATACCCAAGCGCATCCAGCTTATTAAGCGCGTCTGCAATCGTTCGTATGATTGGACGGTACGACGCATCTCGGCAATCTTGAATCAACCGTACTGCGGCCATGCTAAATCCCGAGTCAATGGACGATCCCAAATTAGGCGCTGGCACTCTAAATGTATGGATCAATATTCGGCGCGCAATGTTCGCCTAACGCCAATCGACCCTTTCGATGCCTGGAGCTGGAATCCACTAAGCCCTCAAGACATCTGTGATGATGCAAGAATAGATCGCTGCTTTCGCTGCAAAATGCAGATCTAGATCGCTGCTCCGACAAGCCAAGGATCCCTGCTTTTTATAAGGGGGATTTCGCCGAGTTTAGCCCGCAGATTAAGGGGGTCTGTCACTTTGGGAAAGACCGGTTAGGCCGAAAAATGCAAAAATCCCTGCAGATTTCGCTGCAAACGACAGGTCCGGGTTGGCAGAGACCGGTTCGCATCCGACTGCGTCGTCAGGCAGCCAGACCGGTCTCAAACCGCGATGTTTCGCAGATCGCCGCTGTTCTCAGGTCGAACAGAGAAACTGGCGGAAGAAGAGCTGTAGCCATACAGGTAAAGCTCATGGTATGACATGTGGCTCGGGGGAATGGTCTGACAGC